GTAGAGTTGTCGGCATCTCAAAATGCACCTTCCATTCAGCCAAAAGAACAGAAGAGAGCACCTACTGGCAAGAAGCCAGAGGCATTGAAGAAAGCTTAAGTGAGTATGCGTGGCCTCCTCGGGGAGCGGAAGCCGAGAAGGTCAGTTTCAAACTGCAAAGTGACAAATTCCGTGAGGGTAACACCCCCTCTGACGAACAAAGGTGTAAGGCAATTCTTGAAACCAATAAGGACTATATCAAATTCAAATTACCAAGGTGGTTGCAAAACTACGACAGATTCAGTTGGTCGGCTCAGATCGATGAGTTGAAGCGGGTTATTAAACCTGACTCCTCACCTGGTGTGCCTCTATCAATGATAGCAGCAACGAATCAACAAGTGATAGATGAACTTGGAGATAATTTAAATGAACTCGTTCTGAATAGGATAGAAGCCCTATTGGCTACAGACTTAAATAGTCTACGCTACATGTCAGCCAAAGAGCGGGTTGATAGAAACCTGGTGGATCCTGTTAGAGTGTTCGTGAAGTCAGAACCCCACAAAGTAACTAAAATTGCAGAAGGGAGAGTTCGACTCATAGCTTCGGTGTCTCTGGTGGATAAAATCATTGAGATGCTGTTGCACAACACCTTACACAAACTGGAGATAGCCAATTGGCGTACAATTCCTAGTAAACCTGGCATAGGATTCTCGAAAGAAATGAACGATGACACGTTCTCCTATGTTTTGGCGAAACACCAAGAAACACCTATGGCTTATGCCGATGTATCTGGGTGGGATTGGAGCGTCAAGCGTTACATGATGGTTGATTGTGCTTTGGGAGTTCGCGATTTATGCTTGAACCCCAGCGAAGTATGGACCCATCTAGTGATGTGTGAGGCTTACAAAGAGGCCGAAACTATTTATCAGTTTTCTGATGGTTTGATGGTTCAGAACGACTACTTTGGAGTTGTAAACTCAGGCAAGTACAAGACATCCCGTGGCAACTCGTGGATGCGTGTGTATTTGGGACACCTAATAGGAGCCCAACACATAGCTGCTGCTGGAGACGACTCGGTAGAGAGTTTTGTGTCAGGCGCTGTAGAGAAATACAAAGCGCTAGGCTTCAATATCAAGGACTATCAACAGGTGGACAAGGGGTTTGAGTTTTGTAGTAGATGGTATGAGAGGGAGTTCAGCTTTCCTCTCAATATAAATAAAACATTTATGAACCTACTACATGCAGACTGTAACACAGATGAGCAATTTCATATGGCTCTTTTGCAATTCACAGACTATGCAGAGGCTCACCCTCAGTTTCCAGCTTACATGGACTTGTTGGATCAGATTCAATTCATCAAGTTATTGGGCAGGAGGAGGCCCAAAGAAAACATTCAAAATGCCTAAACAACAACAACAAAAGAAGAC